AGCTTGGAGTGTTGTATCTGTAGATACCGGGGTTGACGTACCTGTTCCGAGAATGCAGTAATCGCCAATTGTCCTAACCAGAGTTGTTTCTGATGCCATACGTCGTAATCCAACATCCGTGATGATGTTGTCAAAATCCAGTTCTTGCACGATGATGCCGCGCCGTTTTTTAATGACATGGAAATGCCCTGATACACCGAGCACTCCTACTGATATTGGATCTTTTGGTTCGATATAACGGCGCACGAGTATCTGAGGAATTCCTATCTTCATTACATACACGCTCCCTCATGCGAAAAATTCAAACGCCTGCAATGACGCTGTCATCTGACAGTCATCAGCGAAAAAATGCGGCACAGGTAACGCCAACTGCGATAGAGAGGGCGCCATATTCACCGCATCGCTAAAAATATGAGCTGCCGGAAAAACCATTTGAATGAGACTCGGGACCATTTCCACTACATCATCATATTGATAAGCAGTTTTTACGAACTCTACAATGGTTGACGGAATCATCTGCACGCCTGCGTCATCAGGATCTACATAACCACCTTCAGGATAATCACCAAACCAGAACTCGGTTTTCTTCCATTCTAGTGCTGTGAGCGATGGCGTCATAGTAGATCCATCTCCGTCCAGGACTATGGGCAAAAGCAGTTCTGTCCATGCGGCATGCACTGATTCCGTGCCGTCAGCTGCCCGCATAGAATATGCTAGGCAAATCCGTCCGTCCGGCATGGGCATTGCCCGGACGCTGGTGATCGCCGCACCATCCTCCGGCATTATGACCGCTTCCGCAAACTCTCCTTGTTTACGACCGTATAGCACCCCATCGGCGCCGGCATAAAAATTGTAAATGGTCCCTCCCACCTGGAGCGCTTCGCAAGATCCACCGTTTCCGATTTCATCATAGATTCTGATTACATTAAAATTCTCATCATACTGCTCACGGTAGACCATGGCCTTGCCGTTAACCGTGTCTGTATACGCTACATGGGGCAAATCCGGCCATCCCGGATAATGCGATGGCTCAAATATCAGACGTGGGCGCGCGGCTCCCGGTGCCAGGATCTCCCGGACTAGACCATTGACTCTATGAGTCACGCGATCGACTGTCAGGATCTTGATATAGTCACCTTCAATAATGGTCAAATACATAACGCCGCCAATTATGGCGAGGTCTGGATCACAAGAGTTTGACCGGAAATTCTCCCCTACATAGGGAGGATCAATATCAATAACAAGATTGGCATTAGGGTTAGCAAGATATCCGTTGGCTAGTGCCTCCTTGAGTTTATCTGAAATTTCCTTCATGGTAGCACCGCCCCATCTGGTCCAATTTTCCCGAGCGTGATTAACTCAATTGTCCACCTATATTTCACGCCAGGCTGCGCTAAATATGGTTGATAACTAAACCCTTCTCCTGACCACGTTACCACCCATTCTTCGGGCGTTTCTTGCCGACTATCGCGATATACAAAAGGCTCGGGATCCTTTGTCTCGTAAAACGAATTTATAAGAGAAATGTCATTATTCGTCATCTCCACTCCGGTTATCCTTATTATTTGGCCGCCGTGGATGACGGGCGATTCTTGCACAACGATCCCGCCTAGCATTTGTTTGACCATTGTCCTCGGCCTTGGCCTGTGTGCATCAGGATCAAAATCATAATGATAGCGGAGGAATATTTCTATCTCCTCCGCTGTGCCTCTGTTGAATATGAGGGAATAATAGTCCATTTGTTATCCCTCCCGCACTGTAACCGGCTGCCACTTATTGGATTTTGCATTAGCACTCGCAATTCCGGCTGCCACGCTACTCTGGATGCGTTTTTCCAAATCACGTTCTGCCAAAAGGCTCCCTGCTGCATTAACGCTGACGTTGATATTATAAACAGGAGCAACTGCGTTTGATGATGGAACCCCGCGACCCATATATGAACTGGGCAAAGTGACCTCTTTAAAATTTGCCGTCGCAAAGTCTATATCCATTTTGGCAACGGACGCTTTTATTGAAATGCCTTTTGGGCCGCCGCCAAATAATCCACCTAATAAGCTGCCAATCATCGCCAATGGGCCGAGGAATGGCATGGCACCACTGAGCAATCCACCGCTTGCTGTGCTGGCCGCTGTAGCTGCTGCCCCTTCTCCGGCATAGATTGCCTGCATGAGGCCGGCTGTATTTTGTGCATAAGCTTGTTTTCCGCCGCCGAATAGTCCGCTAAGAGAATTAAATAGACCGCCAAATATATTCCCGGCTTTGGTTGGTTCAAAATTCATGGCCTTCAAAATGCTGTCGGCAAGAGAGTCATAAAAGGCGATCTTAATTTTATCGGCCAAATAGCTAACAAACCCATCTGCAAACCCTTTGCCCCTTTCGAATCCATCGCGGATCGAATCTGAAAGAGCAAATTTATATTCCTCGTATAGTTCTTCTGCCTGTCGTTTACGCTCTTCAAATATCTCTTGGGCATCTACCTCCGCTCCGGCCTCACTGATAGCATTTGCCATCTCCAGCAGCTTCTCCCTCGTTTCATCCAAGACCCCATTTTGTTCTGCCATTTCGCGCAGTTTCTCCGCGAATTCCTCCCATTCCGGTAAAGCCAATGAGGTCATTTCAGTAAGCTTCTGCTGGGCTTGGGCTAATAGGCCTGCAGCATTAGCTGCGTTTTTCTCCGCCTCTGTTACGTCTTCCCATTCTGCCGCCAATTCCCATGCTTGCTGCGCCTCGTTTTCCAGCCCCATTTCTTCCATTTTTAGGGCAAGGATTGCAAGATGGGAGAGATTGCGGTTTACAAAAGTTTCTCTTAATTGTTCTAACTGAGCCAAAAGATTTTCTTTTTCTTGCTGGTTTTCGATGGCCTTTGTATATTCCGCGATTGCTTTCTGCGCAGATTCATATTGCTGTATTAGGTTTCCCATTGATGTTTTTTGCGGATCTATTCCGTGTGTAGTTAACTCAATGAGAGCGGATCTCAATATGTTGGCCCTGATGGATACAGTTTGCAATGATACTCCGAAAAGTTTTTCTTCTTGGTTGACCTCAGCGAGCCGGTCTCGCAAACCGTTAAGATATTTTTGGGCATCGAATTTTGCAATCTCATTATTAATTTTTCCTAGTACATCTTCAAACTGCAAAGTTGTTTCGACTTCTTCTTCTTTTTCCGCCTTAGTTAGTTCTGCTACCCGTTTTTTCGCCCTGTTCAGGCCGTCTTCTATCTTTCGGAACGCCTCTTCATCAAACGGATAAGGTTCTATGACGGCCAGCCCGCGTTTCCGTGCTTCCTCTGCCATCTTGACCCTTTCCTGGTAAAGTTTGCGCTCCTCTAATTGGATATTATATAATTTTTCATATAACTTCAATGATTCTTGGGCCTGCTTCAAATCAGCTTTACTAAGGTCCCTATTAAGGGCCGCGCCTTCACGACGCAATTTCTGGAATAACACAGTTAGTGAAGCCAATGTAGTGATTAATATCGCGAATGGTCCTGTTCCGGCAGCCGTAATACCCTTTATGGTAACGCTAAGTCTGGCTAATGCAGTCTTAAAATTTGCTATCTTGATAATTAATCTCATAAACCCGCTAGCAAATAATGCAAGCACCCCAGTCGCCAAACCCGTTTGAGTTATAAAAGACTTTAGATCAGGGTCTATTTTATTGTACGCTTTAGCCGCATCTACTGCTTTGTTTGACATCTCCAACAAATGTGGGACTACCTCAGCAGCAATCTGCCTGCACACCCCAGCTAGAGCTGCTTTTAAAGCAGTCAGTTGATCACCAAGGGCTTTTAAATCTTTATTAGTTTGCTCAGACATAACAAAACCGAGATCCCTGGCTTCCTGCATGAGATTGCGGATTTCATCCCCACCCATGCGGAGAAACGGGACTATATCGGCGCCAGACCGTCCGAAAAGCTGCATTGCCGCTGCAGTCATTTCTGTTTCATTCCGCATATTTTTGAAACGGTCGGCTACATCAAGCATTACATCTACCGAATTCCGCAATTGGCCATCTGATTTTGTTACTGCAATCCCGAGTTTTTCGAATGCATATCGGGCTTCCCCGGTCCCTCTCGAAGCATCGGACATGTTTCTGGACAAACGGAGAATAGCTGTTGCTATTTTTTCAAGGGACGCATGTTCTTGCTCCGCCGCATAACCAAGCGCCTGTATTTCCTCCCGGGTTAAGCCTGTTTGTTTTGCCAATTTATCGGCGGCATTTGCAGCTTCAACCGTCTTCATCGTTATTGCTACCATACCGCTAATAATAGCAGTTCCAGCCGCGGCCATAATGCGACTGGTAGTTTTTAACGATGCTCCAATACCAGAAATATCTTGTGCAAGCCCACGAGCTTCTTTTTTCGTTTCAGCAAATGATTTTTTTACCTCGTTTATATCACCTACTACTGCAACTGCTAATTTCCCGATCAGGCTCATGGTTTTCACCTCTCATGACAATATGGGGAGGTCAGCGCCTGATGACCCCTCCCTCCCCATATGCCTCATGGTACGATTTGCGATCCACTCCATCATCCTGGTTCTTTGGTGATTCCCCTGTATAATGCTCTACCATAAAATCATAGTACATACACATTTGTTCTGGTGTCATGTGATCCAAAATAAATTCTGGGGTTGCCCATGCATAGTGGTGCCCCAGGTCAGCAAAAATACGCCCCAGGTCTACTGGTCCTTTTGGTCCGCCAGAGCCGCCTGGAGCCTTTCGGCGTTTTTTTCGATACGTTCTTTATATGGACGGAGAATAAATGTAAACATTTCTATCACTTGATCTGGTGTTAGATTGTCCATCAGCCAATCCCTGGTAACCCAAGGCGCAGATGGCTGGCAAACCTTTTCGAGGATGGTATACATCATTTCCTCTACTATTTCGCTCTGTTCGTCATTGGGGTTTTTGGCAAATTCAACTGACGCTTTCATGAACTCGAACATAAATTTGTCCATCTCCAGAGATGTCCTCACGGTTATCCGCGACACATCAATCCGGTGTTTCCTGCTTTTCTGTAATTTGGGAAAAAGAGTATAGAGAAGGCGGGTGAACCCATCCTTAGGCTTCGCCTTCTCTGTTAACTCGATGTACCTAGGTCGCGGGATAATGGTATCTAGGTTTAATATCTCAAGATCTGGCTGCATAGATTATGCCCCCTGTTCGTCGATAATCTCGAACAATTGATCGCCAGTAGCCCGCGTGACGTCCTTCCGGCCGGTTAGGGAGATAGGAACCACATTTAATTCGCCACTTTCATCTGCATTGAAGGTGATTGAGATCCCTTGAGTGGCCCGGGCTTTATAAACGGTAATTTGAAACTTTTTCCCTTGCGCATTGGTATTGGTCAGACGTACCACTTTGGGGTTGATCGTAAGCCGACCTCCAGAGGTCATACGGAAATGGGAAGCGGGGGTATAATCATAATCTATAGTCAATACCTGGTCCTCGTCTGTGATTGTCGCGGCTCCAAACACGATAATACCCCACTCGCCACGCTCATTTTGGGCAATAATATAGTCTGTCTTTTCTATCAACGAACCCGCTTTACTACCTGATACGCTATTAATGGTGATTTCAGAGCCATCTGCGTTTTGATTGGCGATCCGAATGAATTTGTTAAATGACCAATCACCGTTGTCTACTTGCTGTTTGGCGCCCTCGATTATTGTCCCGGGAACTAATGCAAAATCATCATAATCCCCGCGCAGGTTGGCAAGTTTCTGTAGGTCGATCTCAAGCAGATCGCCACCTACCCGGCATTGATGGTTACGGGTAGTTAATAAAACCTCGCCTGCGTTATCCGTATCCTGCCAAACTTCCTCCCATGATTCCTCGAATACAACATTTCTCATGCCACCCAAGTCCACCAGTTGATTAACCGAATCGCCTACTTCAAATTTCGCAGACCCGATCCTGAAAGATTTTGAGTTTTGAATTACAGTCTGTCCCACTACTATCACTCCTTATTCGATTTTGTGCGATGTACCATTAACCACAACCCGATCTTGGTACATCATAAAAACATCCACCGCTATTTGGTGGAGTTTAGTGTTATTTTCATAGTCACCTTGTTCATTATCAATCGTAACATTAGCGACCGGGAATTCTCCCATCATCCCTTTGTAACGCTCCAGCATATCAACCTCGATTTGCGCCATTTCCCTCGCGACCGAATATGATGGGGCGAAATTTGAAATCTGGTAACGCGGCCGCTTATATGGTACATCCCCGAGGTGCCCGGGAGATATGCGGTATATACAAATATATGGCGCTTTTGTGTTTTCTGGAGCAATGCCAACGAAAATTCTTTGGCCTACGATGTCCGAGAGTTCTGCAGATGATGATAAGTAAGTTTTTAGCGCTTTATCTATCGTCGTTTTTTCTGCCGCCATTCAATCACCTCACACATCAAACAAAACCTCCTCTATAGCATCAATTGCTATATCCAAGGCTTTGCCGTTCACGGCATCGCGGTATACCTGGGCAATTTTTTCTTGGACAACTTGCTGGTTATTATCAAGCGCCGGACGGAGAAACGGATGTGGCGGAGCTTTGCTGGTGCCATTTTCGACTAGCCGCCCATACCAACCATCATATCTCGCTCGCTTGCCAACGGTCGGACCAATAACAGCTACAACTTCTCCTGGAGTTTTTCGTTTGGCGATCTTATATTTAATTGATCGCTTGAGATTCCCGGTTTTTACAGGGCAATTCTCTTTTGCAGCTTTTGTTACTATTTTGGCTCCTTCGCGAGTAGCGAGGACCATTGCTCGTTCGAACTGTTTCTCCATTTTGTCAATGGCTTTTTCCAGGGCTTCCAGCCCTTCAATTTTCATGGTGATCATTCGACCACTTCCTTGACATTGATATAAAGCCATTGTCTCTTGCCGTCAATGTCACGCGGCGGACCGTCAAGGTCGAACACGCGCTCGCCCCATATGATCTTATACGCTGGTTTTATGCCTGTTCGGTAGCGGATCTTAAATTCCCCGGTCAGTTCGGCGTTGGTTTGCCGCGCGGCGAAGAATTCTCGACCTGATAGATCCCTGTAAGCTGCCCAGACTGTCGCCACGGTGTTCCATTCCTCGGGTGGTTTCAGCACCAGATCGCCGTAGTC